AGCGGCGCGGGCTTCTTCCAAACGGCCAACCATGAAGCCCTGCTCGAAGCGCACGATGCTGTAGCGCTCGAAGTTGGTATTCCAGCCGGTCAGCGGAACGGTGGTGTTGTCCTGGTATGGCAGCGCATTGCCGGTGCGCTCGCTGTAGCCCTGGACAACTTCTTCATCTTCCCAGCGGCCGATGGTCGAGATGCCTACCAGGTTGTCGATCTGGCGAGCTTGGGTGATGGTCTGGACGAAGCCAGGCATCCACGCTTGCAGGAACTGGATCGGCGTACCGATGGACGGAACCGATTGCGGCGCAACCAAGTTGGTGTCCATTGCGCCGCTGAGCATTGCCATGCCGCCTTGTTGTGCGCTGTACATCGCGTTGATGTCGCGTTGGTTGAAGCTGATGCCCAATGTGCGCAGTTGGGCCACGTCGCCCATGCCGTTCACAGGGTAGCCACTCAGCGCCTTTACCTTACGCGCTGGGATATGGCGGATAGTTGCAGACTGTACCATTTAAGTAGCTCCTTAGCTGTTCAGCAGTTCGATGATCGCGGTAGTGTTCGCGGTCGTGATGTTGCGGCGAATGACCGATGCGCCGGGGATAAGTTGACCGCCACCAGGGGCCGCAGCGCCAGGAGCGACAGCGCCCAGTACGCCGGTTGCGGTCACGAAGTACACTTGATCGCCAATGTTGGCGGTGGTAGACAGCGTGACGAAGATGCCAGATGCCAGCGTGGTTGCTTGCACAGGCAGCGCATTTGGCAGCGTCAGGGTAGGCGACAGAGGGCCAGTCGAGCCGCCCAGCGACGCATATTGCTTGCTGTTGGTCAGAATGCCGGCGAAAACGCCAGTGCCACCGGTCACGCCCACGCCATCGGTTGCAGCGGTATGGGTTACAGCGCGGCCGATAACGTTCAGGGTCGGGTCGGCGGTATTCAGCAGGATCGGCTGCGAACGGATTGGGCCGTCCAGCGCGAAATCGCCAACGATGCCGTCAGTAGGGAACTGACGAATGGTATTTTGGATGCTCATGTTCTGCGGTCCTTATTTCAGTTCGGCAGCCAGGAAGGCAGCGCCGGTGGATTTAGCCGCCGATGCGGCATCCATGCCGTATGCGGTAGGCGCGGGCTTCCCCATCAGATACGATTCGACGCGGATTGCGGCGCTGTCTTTCGGCAGGCCCAGTTTCTCCGCGCCATATTCCGCAACCTGATCGAGACTCATCGAGTCATGCGCGAAGGAGCCGATGTGCTGACTCAGACGCGAGGCCAGCTCGTTCTTTTTGGCGATTTCGGCCATTAGAGCGCCCGAATCCATAGCGGCAGGGCGGGCTTCCAGTTGGCCGATGCGTTTGATAGCCGCATCGAGCGCTTCTTTCAGCTCTTCCTTCTCATTGTCGCCTTCATCCATGGCATCGTCTTTCTTTTTGCCCTTGTCGTCTTCTTCGCCATCGGAATCCATCGCGGCAACCTTCGCCTCGATACCCGAGATTTTCGCGTCCATCGCACCATGGAAGGTGGTTTGCGCCTCGGTAAGCGCAGCGACGGCCTTAACCAGTTCTGCCAAATCCATTTGTTGCTCCTTGCTGTCGAGTTTAAATGTCATGTGATCCATGACGGCTATTTCAGGGCCGCTGCGCCCATCAATTACTAAAGCACCGTGATTACCACGGATTCTTCGCTGAACGTAGTCATAGGACTTGCCCTCAAATACGCCACTTTCTCTAACCCATTGGCAGGTATAACCGGCCGATAATTCTTCCTTGCCAAGCTCAATCGAATCGAGAGCGTCGGCAGAATAAACGCGTAGGTTTGCGCGGAGCATAGGGTATTCAAAATATACCTTCTCTCCAAACACGCCTTCTATGCGCTTATTGTCAGTCTTTACCAAACTGCCAACATTTCCAAGCAATTTTTCAGGATGCTCGTTAATGAATGGCGTAAGTTTAAATGATTCGATTGTTTCTGGGTTATTAAGTTCTTCTTCGGGCCTATAAACCATGTACACGCGATCAGGTTCAGGCGCGCCGATCTGTTTTCCGAGATAGGGGAATACGCCGACTTTGGTAATCGGGTTCCCCTCAATCGTCATCCAGCCGAACTCATTGAAGCGCCGGGCGCTTTCGTCCATTGCCTGAGAATGCGTCATTTATAAATCCTCGAAATCAACCACTGGGACAAACGTGCATCGGCAGAATGGCTCTTCGCCCGGTATCACGTTTTGTCCCTTATCACCAATTGGCGCACCTTCCGCCAGATTAAATACCTTACCATTATATGCTTTATGTTTAGGCCGTGGCTCTTTTGATCCGCCAGTATGTATCCACGTGCCTTTTTTAACGCCAGAAGCCTTTGCGCGCTCTAAATTGGTAGTTTGATATGCCTTTCGGGTCTGATCGATGGCGATATTCCTTGCGCGCCGTTCCGTCATCCCGTTGTATTTCTTAATCTCATCCATCAATGGACCAATGCCGCCTGTTCCAGTAATGGAGCGATTAACCGCGCCCTTAACGCGGTCCAGGTATTGCACAGGGATAGATTTAATCAAGTCCACGTTCTCGCTGATACTGGCCTCAAACATGGTGCGCAGAGCAGGGGAAATATCCGCGACTCTGAGCGTAACCTCTCCGGCCAGTGTCTTCAGGGATCGCATCATTGCGGCGCGGCTTTCCTCGTTCACCCGATCCAGCATGCGGCGAGCCATTACCTCGGCATGCTGCGAGTAGAGGCGCTCGAACCGCATGGATAGGAGGTTCATGGCGCGGCGCGCATCGGTGGCTACGTTGGCATCCTGAGCGAAGAAGAACTGCGCCTCGGGAGTTTTGAATAGCTCCTTGACGGACTCGGTGACTTCCTTCGTCATCTGCCGCGCCATGGATTCCAGTTCCGCTGCATACCTGCGCTCGATGCTCACAGGGTTATACAGCGGAAGGCCTTTTTGGAGGCTATTCTTTGGCGGTGCTTTGCGGCCGGGTTTCTTCGTCGCCATCGTCTTCTATGTTGTTGGAGCCCAAGTTAGTCATGCCGGCGAACCCGGAATGAGGGTCCTTTACCAGGACCTCAGCGATGTCGTCGCCATCGATAGCGCCGCTGCTTTGCAGGGAGGTGAAGGTATCAGCCTTGATCTTGTTCGTTTCGGCCAGTTCTTTCTCGGTCGGCTCATCGAGTGGGTTCCACACTGGCTCGATCTGGTAACTGCCGCCCAAGTCTGACTTGCTCATCAGTTCGTAATGGCGCTCAAGCATTGGCGTGCCATCGTTCTCTTGCAGGCCGGCCAGCAGCTCGTGATAGGTCGCCACCTCGTAATCACCAGATGCGCCAAAGCCTTTCGGGCTTGTGCCCATGATCTTCGTGGCTGGGACTTCAGCAATCGCCGCCACAAGCTGGTATTGCGTCATGATCGTGGCGTCCAGGTCGGCAAGGCTGGTTTCGTGCTGCGTGTAGTCTTCTTCGATACCGATAACCCGAGTACCCATGTTGTCACGCATTGCCACTTGCTCAGCCATGCGCTCCATAAAGCGGTGAGGATTCTGGAATACCTTGTCGAGGTCTGCTTTCACTACGTTCATGCGCTTGGTCATTGCCAGGAGCGGGGCCTCATTGGCGGTCCGCTCAGAAGCATAGATGCGCTCGAAGATTTGCTGTGTCAGAGGCACGCCGCCATAAAGGTAGGCAGGCTTAATGATGTCCGGCACTTCCGCGTGGCGGACGATGATGAGGTGCGAGCGGTGATAGCGTTTGCCGCCGATCTGCCACCAAGTGGGCTCATAGAAGTTGATGGCAGCTGGGTCTTTGATCGAATCCTCACCCATGTACGGCGTCATCCAGTACGGGTCCACTTGGCTGATGCCGCGATAGCTTCCCGGCTTGATCCCATCGATGTTGAATGGCTTCAGGTAGTAATCTGGATCGCTCGACTCAACGACGAAGATCGCAATGCGCACGCCGAATATGCGCTTATTGCGGATCAGTTCAATTAGGTTTTTCTTGATCTTGTATTTCTTGTCCAGTCTCTTGATCTTGGCGCGCAGCTCGGGCGATTCTTCCTTGCCATCATTGACAACCGCTTTCCACCCATTGCGCACTGCGTCCTTGGCAGGCATCGAGCAGGCCTTCTCGATAAGCCAATTCTGCGCGAAGATTGCGCATGCCTGGAAGCCGATAAATCCCTGATTGGCATACCAACTCATTAGCGAGTCAGGGAGGCGCTGTGTGGCCGTTACAAAGGCATTCTTCGTGGCGTATGGATTGTTCCCAAACTCGCTGTCATCCATTGCGAATGTGGCGTCCTGATTATTCTTGTCCAACCCCTTAAAAACCGGCTGCTTGATCAAATCATCAAACAAAGCATCGCGGTCCACCGGCTGAATGGGAATATCCGTACTGAACTGGGAAGGGCGCTCGCGCTCGACTTCCTCAGCCTCTTTTGGCTCGGGATTCCATTTGCTGCGCACCCATTCAAAAAATGTCATATCTGTCCTAATAGTCGTACCAGCTCATGCCACGGCGTTTAATGATCTTATCGAGTGCGTAACGTATCGCGTCCCAATGGTGATTATGTTTATCGACAATATCGGGGAGTATATCACCCGTCAGGCGGTCGGTTTTATATTCATACGCGTTGGCCTCGAAGATAGTATTTTTGCAGCGAGGGTGAATAACGATCTGGTCGAACGAGCGCAAAACGTTAATGCCGTCCTCCACGCTGCCTTGCCATTTCTCCGCGCCTTCGATGCGGAAGCCGCGCTTTTTAATGTGCGCGATGGTTTCAGGGCGGGCGCAGTCGGCCTTGATGTTATAAAGCCGTGCGCCAGGAATGCCAGGGTGGATTTTCTTCCCCTTTCTCTTGAGGTTGGCGAGATATGCCTTTTGCTCATCGTCTGCGCCTTCCTCGCCAGCATAGAAGTGAAACATGTCGTCCAGTTCAATGCCAACGCCATTCGCCTCGTATTCAACGTATAGCTTGCGGTTGGCGATCCACAGTTTATTAAGCGTGCTGGGGTCTTGTGAGAATCCGAAGTCAGCGCCGAAATATGGGCCATCCCAATTCTTCTGCGGCTCAAACGCCTCAACAATCCATTTCCCGTTCATCACCTTGACATCGGAGCGTCGGCGGAACTTGCCTTCCCAAATCCACATATAGCGGTCTGGGTCGGTGCGCGCCATATTGTCCTTCTCGATGCGCAGTTCTTCAGTGAACCAAGGATTATGCTGCCAGTTGCATTCGATGATAAGCGTATGCTCGTCCTCGTATATGCCATCAACCATTTGATCGAAATAGGGCGCAACCAGGTCTTTCCAAGTCGGGTCTTCTTCCTCGCGGGGATTGAAACTGATGACTATTTCGGAACCAGCTTTACGCATGGTCGGAAACAGGGCATCCCATGACTCACGCGGAACCGTTTCGGCTTCGTCTACCCATGCCTTGCTGCTACCGGCCTTGGCCTTCAAGTTCTGGCTTGCGTTCGTGCGCATGCCTTCAAACTTGAAAGTTGATTTCTTTGAAGGAACACTTATCTTATTGTTAATTACATAGAAGTCTTCAGCCCAAGGCTTGCGCGATATCTCGTCTACAAGCTCCTGATAGCTGGAATCATCAATCGATTTCAAGACCTCTCGAAGGCACAGGATGCGCTCCGTTTGATGTCGCGCCATTTCGGTAAGCCACGAGGTGATCGTGCGCGTCTTGCCCGATCCACGGCCGCCAAAGATGATTTTGCGACGCTTCGGGAAGATGAGCTTCTCCAGGCGCTCAGGGATGAGGATCGATGCCGGCTCATCTGTGGCCTCAGGAATCCCGCCCACGATCTTCCATGCGCGGATAACCTCCCGCTCCATGTTGCAGATGCCAAATACCGCCGAGACATTCTCGCTCTTGGCCGCACGGTATTTTTCCTCAAGCTCTTGGATCACCTTGAGGCTTAATCGTC